TACGAATAAGCTAGGTGTAAGAGTAAGTTATAGTGTAAGTGGTTCTTCAAATGCATGTGCTGGATTATTAACAATCCCAGGCTCACCATGCATTACTGGAAATGTTGCATCTGAATATACTAATATGTTAAATTATTCAACAAATTCTAATTTACCTTCCAATTCTGCTGAAACTTCACAGGGTTACACCGACGACGTTATGCCAATGGCTGATATTGAAGAAGTGAATTTACAGCGTTGGGTTAATATTACGGTAGTATTAATGGGCAGGACAGTTGATGTATATATTGATGGAAAACTTTCTCGCAGCACGGTTCTTCCTGGATTCTTTAAGAGCGATGGCGAGAATAATACATCCGGTGCTACTAATACACAAACAATGCGTCTTGGTGAAGATAAGTCATTTAATGGATACCTTGGAATGACACGTGCCGCTAATGTTGCATATACTCCTGATAGAGTCTATGCTAATTACCAGCAGGGACCATTCGCAGGTTGGTCACTAAGCAGCCTTGACCCTGGTCAGTATTCACTGACAGTAAAGAGAAATTCATCAGTAGTATTCTCTACTTCTACATCTTAATTACTTATTTAATTAATTATTAAAAATAATAGCGTATGTATTATTATTTTTAACAATAGTCTATCTTTTACATAACATAGATAGATAGCATGGAAGTAATAAGCGGCGACGGTCCTTTATCCCAGATATTATTTGCTATTGTGCTTGTTATATTAGTATATTTTGCATTATCAGGAGCAGAATTTTTATACTCATCCATCACTCGAATGTATAAGGATCGTATTGAACTCTTTCCAGACACAATTGTCTCCGGCCCGAGAATGTACACTGTTGTGCAAAACCCCTTGATTCCCGAATCTAAAACCATATACTTTTCAGACAATCAGCGTTCCGGCGTTGAATTTAGTTATGCGCTCTTTATTAATATTTCCAGTGCAACATTCACTGGAGAAAAGAAATTATATCACATTTTACACAAGGGATACAGTTCATTATATCCCCTCATTTGTCCAGGAATATTCTGCTGGGGAGATGAGAATAAGTTGCGTATTTTCTTGAATAATTTTGAAACATGGGATAATTCATTAGACATTGAAAATATTCCTGTAGATAAGTGGTTTCATTTAGTTATATCCTGTAAGGGAAATACACAATATGTATATATTAATGGAAACTTAAAGATGAAGACTTCTATGAATAATAATTCACCTCCTTACCAGAATTATGGAAATATCTATGCCTTCAGTGGTCGTAAATCAACAATAAACAAGAATATAACTGCATCATTAGCAACGAATCCATTATTCCAGGGAACGCATCCACTCACTTCTTATGAATTCGCAGGTCCTATACAAGGTATGTTGAGTAGAGTATATTATTTTGCATATGCTCTAACATATACTGAGATACAGGCCCTCATGAATGCTGGGCCTTCCACGAAGATAAATGGACCCGATATGACTATGACTCAATCCTTATCTGATACATGGTGGACAAATAGACTGGGTCCTTAAATCCCTCATTCAGCATTTTTCTGTGATAAAGGATTTTAGAAGCTATGCCCCTTATACTTAAAACACATCTCTTCTTGTTTCCTAGTAACAAGAAGAGTTGTCATGGCAGGTGGAGGATTATATATTTTAGTTGCATACGGTTCTCAAAATGTAATCCTCAGTGGAAATCCTGATTTCACTTATTTCTATATGATTCTGAAAAAATATAGTCACTTCTCCTTTGAATCGGTTCAAATACCACTTGAAGGTCCCCAGGAGCTATTTTTTGACCAAACTATTCAACTTCGTGCAAAGATACAACGTGTTGGGGATTTACTCTCAGATTTATATTTTACTTTCTCACTTCCTGAAATTTACTCGAAATACTTTGATCCTAGCGTGCCAGGACCTACATTCGGCAGAAGTCAGTATCAATTCCAGTGGGTTAGATATATCGGCGCACAAATAATTCAAAATGCAACCTTCCTAATCGGTGGAACCCAGGTTCAAGAATTTGATAGTGATTACATTATTTCAACTGCCTTTACTGACCAGGATGAAACACAGTATAATAAGTGGCAACAACTAGTTGGAGATATTCCAGAAATATACGATCCCGCAAATGGAAAATACTCCGGCGCAGTTGGGGCTTCTATAACTCGCACACGTGGTCTATATCCGAATGTATATAAAAATCAAGATCCTACCCTTCAGGCACAGACAAACTTTCCTTCAATTCCTGCACGTGATATTACTTTACCTCTCTCTTTCTGGTTTTCGCAGAATTCTGGCTTAGCACTTCCTCTCATATCTCTGCAATATCACGAGTGTGAAGTTCAACTTACTCTCAGGCCAATTAGAGATCTCTATACTGTTCTGGACCCCTCTGGATATAGAGTAAGGCCACAGCATAAAGTTAATGCATCTATCGCACAATTGCAATCTGGTAATATATCCTATACTGCTGATAATAATCCAGGAGTTCTCATAAAGAACTTTCTAACGGATATTGGTTATACGATTCCAACACTTGATACATGGCCTCTGAATCCTAGGCTTCAGGCAACCTATATTTATTTGACTGATGATGAGCGTCGCACATTTGCTACAAGTCCTCTAACATATATTGTTAGACAGGTTACTAATTATTCATATAGTAATATTTCATCTAGACAACTTTTCGATTTATTTACGCATAATCCGGTTCCTCGTCTTATTATTTTACCAAGAAGAAGTGATTATTTGAAAAATCTAAATGCCTGGACAAATTTTACAAACTGGTGGCTGTATCCGAATGCTCCATTTAGCCCTGCTTATAGTTCAATACCTTCTGGAGGATATTCGGGTGTCTTACTACCAGCAATGCAACAAGATATTATAAATCAAATGCGAATTCTATGTGATGGAAATGAGATTCAGGAAATTAAGGCCCTTCAGTATTTTAATGAACTCAGCTCCTGGAAATACGCAACTGGTCTCTTTCCAGCGGGGCTTGCAATCTACAGTTTTGCTCTAGACACATCAAAGTGGATGAAACCAAGTGGCTCATTGAATACAAGTAGGGTGAAGAATTTCCAATTGGATATTGAACCGTGGCCTTTGGCGACGAATACATTATTTAATTATACTTATTCAGTCTATGTGGAAAGCTTAAATTTTCTGGTAATTGAAGGTGGTATGGGAGGAATGAAATATGCGATATAATATACTTAGTATAAAATTTTATTATAATTAGATGAGTTCAACATCAGGGGGATTATTAGGACGTATTTCAAATAAAATTAGTTATGAAACGACAAAGGCTATAACTGACCCAGAAGCAGATGCATTTGCGAAGCAACAAGAAAAACAAGCAAAACTAGATGCAGATATAAAGCAGCGAGAGGTCGATTCTGCTAAGGAGGCTAAGAAGTATGCTGATAAAAGAGCTAAATTAAAAAAAGATAATGATGAAAAAATTAGGAAAAGTAAATATGATATATCTAAAGCCGTTGGCGATATTGCATCTGGTGTTTTATCTGGAATTGGAATACTATTATTAATTGTATTAATGCTAAATGGTGGAAGTATAGCAGTAAATATGGCAATTGGATATAATGGACCCTTTCGTTTATTAAATTTATTCTATGGATTTACATTCTTCTGGTATCTTATCCCAAAACAATTAATTGATAGATATTACTTTAAGAAAACATTTATATATTATTCAATGTTTCCATTTTTTGTATATAGCCCAGTGACTGATTTTGAAAAGTATATTTATGGGCCATTTTGTTACACGGAAAATTCGGATTCAATGGCTGCAAAGGAGGCAGTTAAAGAATTATATAAGAAGGGATTAATTCTTTCTGGCGCAGCTGGGGCTGCAGCTACGGCAATCGCTGCTACATCTGCTCCTCCTTCTGCAGCTCCTCCTTCTGCAGCTCCTCCTTCTGCAGCTCCTCCTTCTGCAGCTCCTCCCTCTGCTCCTCCTTCTTCTGCAGCTCCTCCTTCTTCTGCAGCTCCTCCTTCTGCTTCTCCCTCTGCTCCTCCTTCTTCTGCAGCTCCTCCTCCTTCTGCAGCTCCTCCTCCTTCTGCAGCTCCTCCTCCTTCTGCAGCTCCTCCCTCTGCTCCTCCTCCTTCTGCAGCTCCTCCTCCCTCTGCTCCTCCTCCTTCTGCAGCTCCTCCTCCCTCTGCAGCTCCTCCTCCTTCTGC